GGTTTTGACATCCTCCGCTTCGCTCCGGATGTCTGACTCGAGCATCGCCTAACGGCTCCGCTCGAGCACTACGCATCTTTAAAATAAATCTGCCCTGTCACATTGAGAGTACCAACATTTGAACTATTGTCCCCAGCTGCATCTGCCCCAGCAATCGTTCCACTCCATCCAGCAACAAAAACTATATATGTCTCCGGTCCAACAAAATATCCATTCGAATCTCCCGATATAAACGTACACTTCTTCCCCAAGGGAATAATGAACTTCTTACGGGTCACCTGCGCAGTCATATCTGCCGCTCCATTGTTATCGATTTGTGAGGACCGCCATGTAACATCTTTCTTAACAGTCCACGTCCGCTTATCAACATCAGAAAAAAACGACTTGGAAGTTGCAGTATAAAAAAATACATTCGCCGCAGTCAGATTGCCTGGATCAACCTGTAAACTCTGGCTTACCACTCCTGCTGTCTTAATAGCACGTGACCTCAATACCAGCATCCTAATAAAACTACTCTGCGCGATATTCACAAATATATCGTTTTCTCCATTATGCGTATATACACAATTCAATTTAACATATGCATTGCTAATCTTACGCCCGACGCGTTGTCCGCTACCTATTCCTTGCGTTATCTGCCAGCTTGGACAAAACACATACGTCTGCCCTTGGCCTAGACGCTGGTAGTCTTGGAAGGCTGACACTACTTTGGTCTCTGCTGACCCCTTCACGGCCTTCTTAATATAGTTTTTAACTGCGCGTGATACCTTGCGCTTGCCATTTCTACGTCGCATACGACGTCCACGCCTCCGCGTTTTTGCCATTTTTAGTGAGTTGTAAGTTTAGCGGTGTGGGCGAAAAATCAAATTCGCGCTATTTATAGGCGGGGTCTCTCGGCGTCTCGAATATAAAAGGCAGGCGGTGAGCCCCGGGGGGGGTAATACTAACCATAGTAGCGCGCTACTATGCCCCCCCTGGCTCACCAGCCTCCCCCTCCCCGCCAACGTAACCGGAGCCGTGGTTGGTGCTTCACCCTTAACAACCACTCCGAGGCCGAAAAAGACGCGCTGATCGACCAAACAGTAAACGCTGAAGCAACTGGCTACGTAATACAAGAGGAAACAGGGGAAAATGGGACTCCCCATCTTCAGGGGTTCATCCACTTCAGGTGCCAACTATCATTCAGCACCCTCCAACAATGGAACCCCCGAATTCATTGGGAACGCACAGCGTCGATCAGTGCTAGCATCGCGTATTGCTCGGATCCCGCAAAGCGCACAGGACGTATTTGGACGTCCGGATACACCCTTTCCGAGAGGAACTTACGTCTGGTCCTTGAACCGCAGTTCTACGAGTGGCAACGTTCATTGCTTGAGGAGCTCCAAGGGGAGCCTCATATGAGGTCAATATTTTGGTACTCCGACTTCGAAGGCGGTTGCGGTAAAACAGCATTGGCCCGACACCTAGTTCACAACGTACAACACACTCTCTTCGTTTCGTCAGGAACACAAAAAGATATCAGCTACCAGGTCGTTAAAACTACATGGGATCCCAAAATAGTTGTCTTCAACTTACCCCGCTCCGCAGAGGGGGCAATGTCGTACGCTTCACTCGAATCTGTCAAAGATGGTCTAATTTTTTCGGCAAAATATGAAGGAGGTTGTAAATTATTTCCGCCCCCTCATGTTGTTGTTTTCGCGAATTTCATGCCGGATATGAACAAATTGTCAGTAGATAGATGGGTTATCCGTCAACTATGGAAAAATCCCATACGCGTCGAATAATAAAGCCTCGTGCACACTTCAAATATAATATACACTCATTTTATTATTTATTATTCGGGTCCTTCACACGACCCTCTATTTACTCTACATAATACATTTTCGCCCAACCAACTCTATACATCTGGGGGAGACGACATCGCTCCGCTTCGCGTCGCTCAGTCTGCGGCAGCTTACTCTCTTCCGCAACAAATGTGGGGTTTTGACATCCTCCGCTTCGCTCCGGATGTCTGACTCGAGCATCGCCTAACGGCTCCGCTCGAGCACTACGCATCTTTAAAATAAATCTGCCCTGTCACATTGAGAGTACCAACATTTG